GTTCTTTATGTCGTTAGCGGAACGAAGTTTTACCGCGTGCGGTTCCCAGGCGGCGCACCGGCCGTGGAGATGCTCGCGGACGTCGGCACCGCCAACGCCGGCTCGTCGCCCTGGAACAGCTTCCCGACGATCGCCGCGGGCCCAACGGCGGCCGTGGTCTGCGTGGCGCCCAATGCCTGGACGTGCGGGCACCTCCCCGGCGATCCGCTGAACAAGATCACCGACCCCGACTTCCCCGGCGCGTCGTCGGTTTGTTACGTTGACGGATATTTCGCGTTTTCGTCGCTGGGCGACACGGCGGAGTGGTTCATCTCGCGGCTGCTCAACCCCTCCGACTTCGACGCCCTGGACTTCGTGTTTTCCGACGCCACGCCGAACGTCATTCGCCGGGTGATCGCGCATCGCAATCAGATCTGGACGGTGGGCGAGAACGGTTTCGAGGTCTGGTATGACAGTGGCAACGCCGACTTTCCGTTCCGGCGACAGACCGGCGGCGTGATCAATGGCGGCACCGGCTCGCCGCAATCGGTCTGCCGGGCCGACAGTTCGGTGTGGTGGCTGGGGCTCGATGGCATCGTCTACCGATCGAACGGTTACACGCCGAAACGGGTTTCCACGCACGCGATCGAGGCGATTGTCGGCGTGCAGTCGATCGGCCTCGTCGGCCTGACCCATTCCTATCGCGGGCATTTGTTCTATTGCCTGACGACGGCGGACAACCGGACGCTCGTTTATGACATCGGGACCGGCGTCTGGCACGAACGATCGACCAGCACCAACGGCTCCGGGCCATGGCGGGCGAACACCGCCGCAACCGACAACAACTCGCTCCATTTGTTCGGCGACCGCGCCTCCGGGCAACTCTACACGCTGGCGATGCAGGCGAACGACGCGGGCGTGGCGGTCATCCGGCAGGCGACGTTGCCGCCGCTGGTCGTCAGCAGCGTCCGGGGCGCCCGCGCGTTTTGCAGCCGGGCCGAAATAGAGATGGAGGTCGGCGGCGCGCAAACGCCGGGACCGGTGCTCCTCCAGTGGTCCGACGACGGCGGGCGCACCTACAACCCGGGGCGCACCATGTCGGCCGGCGTCTCCGGCGATTACCGCCACCGGGTGTTCACCACGCGGCTCGGCTCGTTTCGCCAGCGTGTTTTCCGGCTTACAACGCATGGGCTGACGCGGTTTTATGCCGTCGATGCCGACATCACGCCGGGAGCGCACTGATGGCTGTCATGCCCATGTTCACACCGGACGAAGTTAGCGCCATTCGTGCGTATTGCGAGGGAGAGTTGCGCGACGAGGTCGCCAGCATCGACGTCGCCGAACGGGATCACGGCGCCTGCGTTGGTCTTATCGTTGAATTGAAGGATGGCCAGCGCGTCGGCTTTGTCGCCGTGGCGAATGGACGTGATGATGCCGATGCAGGGGTACGGTTGGTTAGCCATGTTCGTCGCAGGATGACCGAGCGACAGCCGGGAGCGCATTGATGTCCGCGACCATGACATCCCCCACGCGGCTGGAGCCGCCCGTGCAGGAGCCGATGCTGGACGAAGCCGGCATCATCAGGCCGGTCTGGGCGCAGTGGTTCCAGGCGCTCGCCGACCGGCAGGCGACCGGCAACGCGGGCTCGGCCAGGACCGGCAGCGCGCACTCCGACTTTCTCGGCGTGATCACGGGGACGTTCGACCCGCCGTTCACGACGGCGCCGATCATTTCGCTCTATGACGCGACGGGCATCCTGCGTGCTCTCACCGGCATCGTCGCTGATGCCGTGGCATTTACCGCGACGGCGCCAAGCGCGAACGCGGATTACACCTGGGTGGCGATCGGATGAGCCGGTTCGTTCAACTCGCGAACGGCGTTGATTGCGTTCCGGCGCTGCTGGATTTGAACCGCGCGGATCACCTGTGGGACCGCAACCCGGAGCGGCGGCTCTATCCAGGAACACCCCACGCGGCGATGACTGACATCACCGTGCGTTACATGCCGGTGGCCGATGTCACGATGGAGGCGCGGCGGCTGGAGCATCGCAACGTGTTCTGGCCGGCGTGGCACGCGTTGCCGGCGCTGCGGCCGATGGTGTTCGCGCTGATGACGCGGGTGCAGGCGGTCGAGCTGGGTTCCATTCTGATCACGAAACTACCGCCCGGCAAAATGATCCAGCCGCATTCGGACGCGGGGAACTGGGCACCGGAATTTTACAACTGCAAGGCGCATGTCACACTGGCCGGGTCGGCATTGGTCTGTTGCGAGAACGAGGCGGTCACGTTCGCGGCCGGCACGGTCTGGACGTTCGACAACCTTTTGGTTCACTCGATATCCAATGAAGGGGACCGCGACAGGATCGTCTGCATCGTTTCTATGAGGTGTGAGTGATGAAGCGCGCTGAGAACCAACCTTACACGATCAGCCTGACGATCTTCGGCGGCATCTACTATCGGGTGTGGTCGGTGCCGGACGCCGGCACGATCATTCCGCAGCACGCGCACAAATGGAATCACATCACGGCATTGTTGCGAGGTTCAGTCCGCGTTTTGTCCGATGGTGAACTGATGGGCGATTTCACCGCGCCCGCGACGCTCAAAATCCCAGCGTTGCGGATGCACGAGTTCCACACGCTGACGCCGTGCGAGTTCGCCTGCATCCACAACGCCGACCATGCCGATCCGGACGGCGAGCCGCCGATCGCCGCCGAGAATCACCTGGAACTGGAGGACTGAGCCATGCCGTTGGGGTTAAGCGCGGGCGCGATAGCGGCGATCGGTGCCGGGGTTTCGGCCGCCGGCACCGTCGCGGGCTCGCTCATATCAGCCAATGCCGCAAAGGGCGCGGCCAGTAAGGCCAACGCCGCGCAGACAGCCGGGCTCGACCAGGCACGCGCCGATCTGGAACCGTGGCGTACCACGGGTGGCACCGCGAACACCGCCGCGACCGATATCCTGGGGCTCAACGGGCCGGACGCGGCGGCCGCCGCGCGCGACAGGTTCCAGACGAGCCCCGGCTACCAGTGGTCGTTTGATCAGGGATTGCGCGCGGTGGACGCGGGCAAAGCCGCGGAAGGGATGTTGCGTTCCGGTGCCGCGATAAAGGCGGAGCAGACGTTCGGCACCGGCCTCGCGGATCAGGAGTTCACGACCTACTACAATCGCCTCTTCGACCTCTCGAAGCTCGGCGAAGGCGCGGCGGCGGGCCAGGCGGGGTTCAGCCAGAACACCGCGCAAGGCATCGCGCAGACCGATCTGAGCGAAGGCAGCGCGCTGACGAGCATTTACGGCAATGCCGCGAAGGGGCTCGGCAACGCGGCCGGGGGTTATCTCAATAACCTGGGGTACACGAATGCTTTGAGCCCACCCGCGACGGACTCGACCGTCATCAACCCGGTCGATAACCGGCCATACGTTACGTCGTCCGATCCGAACCAGAGGTGGCAGGTCTAGCCATGCCCCAGTTCACGCCTTGGGCCGTCACGGACCCGACGCCCAACGTGCTTTACAATCCGGCGGCGGTCGATCAGGCGGCCAACAAAACCATCGAGGGCCGCCAGACCATCGGCATGAACGACATTTCGGTGGTCGCGCGTGCCGCCGCGCCGCTGCTCGGCATGTCGCCAGAGGCGGCGGCAGCGGCCTATCCCGGCATCGTGGCGGACCTTCAGCGCCAGGGCTTCGCGCAGTACGCGCCGCCCACCTATCCCGGCCATGATGTGACGCAATCGCTCGTGCTACGCGGCATGACCTTGGGGGAGCAGTATCAATATGGGTTGCTGACCGCGCCGGGTGTGACGGATGCGCTGAAGGCGGCGAGCGGGCCGCTGACGTCGGGCAACACGGCCGGGGGTGGAACGGCCGCCAGTGGTGGCGGGGGCGGATCGGTCAGCGGCCCTCCGGAGCCCGGCTCGCCTGCCGGGGAGGTCGCCAAACGTACGGCAGCGTTCTGGTCGGGTCAGGGTTTCACACCCGAACAGGTGGCCGGGATCATGGCTGGCGGTCCGGGCGCTGAGAGCGGGTTCAATCCCGGCGCCGTTGGTGATGACGGAACGTCGATCGGCCTCTATCAACATCACGCGGATCGCATGGTCGCGATGAAGGCGCGATACGGGCCGAACCCGACCGAGGCGCAGCAACACGAGTTCGCCGCGTGGGAAATCTCGCCCGCCGGGCCGCTGGCCGCCGTTGGAGCGCAACTGAAAGCGGCGAAGACACCGGAGGAAGCCGCGCGGATCTGGACCACGGGATTTGAAAACCCGGCGAACGCCGAGACCAAGGCGGCGGCCAGAGCGGCAGCCGCCGGACGGTACCTCGGATATGGCACCGCCGGCCCTCGTGTCGCGACAGCACCGCCGCCACCGTTCAACCCCAACGCGGGGCCGAGGGTCGCGGGAGCGCCGCCAGCGGGGGCTCCCGGCCCCGCCGCCACGCCTGGGTTCGGTCCTCTCACGCCCGTGCCTGGCGCGCCGACCGTCACCGGGCAGGCTGATGTCCCCGCTCCTGTTACCCCGAGTCCGGTCGCGCTGCGGACTGGCGGAACGGACGTCGCCGGACCAGGAGCCGGGCCGGATACGACGTTGCCTCCGGTGGCCCAGCCAAACCAACTGTATCAGACGGGTTTGCCGGGCGTCACGATCAGCGGCCCCGCCAGCAACGCCCTGGCCCCTCCGGCGGCCGCCGCCGTGCCCGCTGCTCCCGTCGCCCAGGCGCCCGCCGCCGTCCCCGCGCCACCCGCCACCCGACCGGCGACCGGGCAGAACTCGCCCCAATTCCAGGCGGCCATGGAACTGAACCGCCGCGCACAGGCGCTTGATCTGGTGGTCGACAAGACAGGACGGACGAAGGCCCTGGCCGCCAGCCTGCGCGCCCAGGCCGCGCTCTACATGCAGGCCGACAGCGTCTCATACGATCCGAAGAGCGGCATCGGAACGAAGGCGATCACCGGGGAACAGGTCAGCGCAGCGAAACCCCTGCCGCACTATGTCTGGGATGCCGATCACCAGGCCTGGGTGGATACAAACGCCGCATCCCCGCCAGTAACGCCGCGCGCGCCGGCCCTGACGACCACCAAGGAGGGTGTGGTTATCCAATCCGAACCGGGCGGGAAGGCGACGGTTGTCTACACGACGGACCCGAAGAAAGTCGCTGAGCAGGCGGCGGCCGAGGCGCAGGGTAAGGGCGTCGGAGGGGACGTGGCGAAGCAGATGCCCGCACTGGTGGCGCAAGGCCGTGAGGCGACACAGGCAATCGGCAACATCGATTACGGCATGAGCCAACTTGAGAAGGCGCGGCAAGGCGGCATCACAACGGGA